GCCCGGTGAAAGCTGGCCCAGCGCGCCGCCATTCCATACGCCCGGTGCAATCAGGCCATTGTTGACCGCCTGTTCCATTGAGGCTTCAACGTTCGCCATGATCCGCGTATTGCCAGCGTCGGTCTGCGGTACCTTCGTGGTGCTGGTGTAAAGCAGGTTGAACAGGTTGGTCTGCACATAGTTCTGCAGCCAGTCGAGGCCGTGGCGTTCATCAAAGAAATCACCGTTGCCCATAATGCCCTGCTGCAGGATGGCCGTATCGTTGGCGTAGTACACGTAAACGTTGCAGTTTTTCGCGTCCAGCGCAGCCGCCTGTGAGGTGGTCAGCGTTTCATAAGTAACGCCCGGCTCCTGCTTGAACTTAAGCGTGATCGTGGTGTTATTGCCGGTGAAATCCACTGTGAACGCCCGGCCAAACGCCGAAATCGCCGCATAGTTACTGGACGAGGAATACTGCACAAACGTGCGGCTGTACTTCGCTGCCTTCACCTTCGACGCGATATCCGTGCTCACCGTAGTCAGCAGCGCATCAGTGTTTTTTGTGGTAACAGCCAGAATGCGGCTCAGCGATGAGGACTCTAATGCTGCGGCAACCGGCAACAGATCATCGTCCTTGCGATCGGCATCATAGGTAACGCCGAGGCCGTACCAGTTGGTGAAGCCCAGGCAGGCGTTAACGCCATCCAGTAGCGACTCAGTTTTGCCGGTTTCGCCCGTGGCCAGCGTTTTCGCCCAGCGACCCACATACACCAGAGTAGGCGCAGGTGATTGTGAGAAATACGCAACGGCAGCGAGATACTCCTCACTGGTGCTGCCAAAGTCGGTGGCTATATCTGCCGGATCCGAATAGAGACGGATGCGTTCAGCAAGCGGAATGATGGTGGCGCTGCCGAGGATCAGCAGCGAACCGAAATTGCGCCCGCTCGCCGCTTTCGGCGACATGATGATGTCGACGCCGACGACATTTGAAACTGGTAAGCCCTGCGGCATAGGTTAATCTCCAGAAATCCGAAAAGGTGCGTCGGTCAGCGACTGGATACCCCAGGTGCTGACGACCTTGCGGCGCAGGCGTACCATCACATCGTAACGGCGCACCCACTGATTATTGAGAAGTTCCGGCGCGGGCCGGATGCTGTCACAGTCCGCGAGCGATAAGCCCCACTGATTCAGCGTGTCGTTGTTCTGGTTTATGGCCACACCATCACGAAACCGGGCGGCGTACTGCTGCCCTGCTGGCCCATAAAAGGAGGTGAGGCACTCCACCAGCTCATGGCGCCACTGTTCCGAGGTCGAATCGCTCTGATTCACGAACGCCGGACCATCGTCAGCACCAATGCCCGTCACACCAAAAGCACACCAGTTGGTGTCAGCCGGTGGGATAGCGGGCTGGTCTGGTTGCCAGCGGGCGATAACCTGTCCTGGGGGTAGCGCAGTAACACCACGTATCCAGCGACTGAGTTGCACATCCAGCTGCACATCGTAATCAGTGTCTGACTGCTGCGGCGTGAGCCAGCCAGGCTGGCCCGTGGTGTTGTCACTCAACGGGCGTCCCTCCATCGAACGGCAGCAGTTCACAGTGTGCCTGAACGAAGCCAGTGCCGTATGCGGTGTACGGATCCACGAAAGACACGCGATAATCACGCCCCTGATAGGTCACGATATCGGCATCCCGCCCGGTCTGGCCCTGCGTAAGGCGCTCAGTGGTGACGATAAGGATCGCACCGTGGACTACGAAGCCCGCTTCCATGCGGCGGTTTTCCAGAGATTTATCCACCGTCACCACGCCAGAAAATGGTGTGGTGGTGAGCGTGTTTTTTCCGAAACCGTCATCGTCTTTCGACATGTGGCGGCGCGTAACCGTCAGGGTGGTATCACAGAAATCCGGGTCAAAAAGGATGTCTGTCACGTCAAGGTCAGGCATTTTTATCCCTCACAACGTATGTGATAGAGCGAAGCAACTGCCCGGTGTCATAAAGCGGTTTGGTGCCGGAACGACCACGGGAGCGCCGCGCGCGGAGAGTGGCTTCTGCCAGCGGAGAAAGCTGGTCACCTGAAGTGATCACCTGCTTTGCGGAATTCATGGCTTCGGTGCCAGCGCGATTGAGGAATGCC